GGACAAAATGATGAACGGAGTGGGGTGTAAAACCGACGATGGGCGGTCGAACGCGCACCTGTGGGGTATGACGAACCCGCCGGATCAGGATACTTTCTGGGAAGAGCTACTCACGGAACCCCCAGACAACGTCCATGTCACGATACAGCCGTCGGGGCTTAGCCCTGAGGCCGATTGGACGCAGTTTCTGCCTGATGACTACTACGATAACTTAGCGCAGGGTAAGACCGAAGACTGGATCAGTGTGTATATTCACGCTGAGTTCGGTAAGTCGTTAAGCGGTCAGCCAGTATTTAGGGCGTTTGACAGAGCGAGTCATGTGGCTAAGACCGAGATAACACCGTTGTACAGCGACAATCCGTTGATCATCGGCGTCGACGCAGGGCTGACGCCAGCTGCCGTTGTCGGCGAAGTTGCATATGATGGTCGACTTATTGTGCATGATGCGATAATATCAGATGGAATGGGGGCGTTGCGGTTCGTGCGCGAGAAGCTTAAGCCCTTGTTATCAAACAAGTTTCCGGGCCGACGGACGTTGGTAATAATCGACCCGGCAGCGTTTCAGCGGGTGCAGACAGATGAGCGCACCGTAGCTGACATCTATAAAAACGAGGGGTTTACTGTCCGACCCGCGCGTTCGAACTCGATTGCTGCTAGACTCGCAGCGGTAGAGAAATTTATGACGAGAGTCGTAGATGGTAAGTATGGGCTGATCCTTGACCCCGAAGGGGCTAAGCCGTTGGTCCAAGCACTAGCTGGTAAGTACCGATACAAAATAAACACCAAGGGCGAAAAAGACGAGAAGCCAGAAAAGTCTCACCCGTGGTCCGATGTTGCCGATGCGTTCCAGTACTTGTGTCTCCATGCTGATGGAGGCGAGGTTTTCGGCGGTCATATGATGGCAGGCAACCGCAGAGAGGTTGTACGTGTGTCATCTGCTGGCTGGACATAACAGATTGACTCGTTAGTAGCTGGATGGTACTTTCGAGGCGAAAGTGAAGGTATTGCCATGGCGTTAGGTTCACCACTTATACCCGTCGCCCGTGCTTCAGATATTGAAGCTGCGGCTAAACGTGCTGCTGCTGAGATGCAGAATCAACCCATCATTCAGGGGTTAGCTGCGCATACGCGCCGCCGTTGGGAGGTGATGCGAGACCACCACCGCGAGAACATAGAGGACCGTCTGATTCAGTGCGTCCGAGCGCGGAACATGGAGTACGAGCCAGAGAAACTAGCTGAGATTCGCGAACAAGGCGGCTCAGAGATATTCATGGGGATTGTCAGCACCAAGTGCCGGACTGCCACAGCATGGTTGAGAGATACTTTGCTCGGCACGGGTGCTGACAAGCCGTGGAGCCTGTCGCCGACTCCGGTGCCTGACGTTCCCCCAGACGTTATTGCTAACTTGCAACGGATCATGGAAGGCAACCTTCAGATGTATTACGCTGAGGGTAACGCGCCACTGGACCCCATGGATTTAAAACAGCTTGCTGCGGGTATGAAAGACACCGCGATGCGGGAGATGAAACACGAAGCTGAGAAGCGCGTGGAACGCATGGAAACTAAAATGGAAGACCAGATGGCGGAAGGTAATTTTACCAAAGCGCTGTTTGAGTTTACAAACGACATTGCGACGTTCCCGTATGCCATTTTGAAAGGGCCGATTCCCAGACGGCGAAAGGTCTTGCAGTATGGCGGGCCTGAAGGAATACAACCAGTAGACGTGCTGCGCGATGAGTGGGAGCGGGTTGATCCGTTCAAGTTCTACTGGGCACCGTGGGGCGACGATCTCCAGAACATGCCTATTATTGAGGTTCACCACCTTACCCGCAGTGACATCGAGGCGATGCTAGGCGTTGAAGGGTATAACGAAGAGTCAATCAGGTCGATTCTTGCTGACTTCGGGTCGGGGGGTCTGGACTGGCTAGACCACGACGACGCAGAGTTTGAGGACGCGACGGGTCGTGATTTTGACGATGCGACGGGCGATCTGGTTGCAGCAATCCAGTTGTGGGATTCTGTGCCCGGTGATTTGCTGCTTGAGTGGGGCATGGACGAGTTAGAGATTCCTGACCCGCAAATGTCGTACCCGTGCGAAGTTTGGATGATTGATAACGTAGTTATCAAAGCTGTGTTGAACTACGACCCGTTGGGCCGTAAACCTTACTATCTCACTTCCTTCGAGAAAGTTCCCGGCAGAATCGACGGAAATGGGGTCGCTGACCTTTGTATGGACGCCCAGAACATGTGTAACGCCGCCGCTCGAGCGTTAGCTAACAATATGGGTATCTCCTCAGGTCCACAGGTCGGCGTTAATATTAGCCGCCTTCCAGCAGGGGAGGACATCACACAGATGTACCCTTGGAAGATTTGGCAGTTCACGCAGTCTGACTACGCAGACTCAAGCCCACCCCTTAGCTTTTTCCAACCAAACTCTAACGCTGGCGAGCTTATGGCGGTGTTTTCGAAGTTTATGGACCTCGCTGATGAGGTTTCAGGCATCCCGCGGTACATGACGGGGCAGCACGTTCCCGGCGCGGGTCGCACGTCTTCCGGCTTGTCTATGCTTATTTCAAACGCAGGCAAGTCGATCAAGCAAGTTATTAGTAACATCGACCACGACGTTATGACGCCAATGCTCGAGCGCCAGTATCAACGCAACTTGCGGTACGCAAGCGACCCTGACTTGATAGGGGACGTACAGATTGTCGCCCGTGGAGCTATGTCCCTTGTTGTCAAAGAAGCGGAGTCTGTGCGTAAGACTGAGTTCCTACGTCTTGTTCTCGAAAGTCCAGTCGCCCAGCAGATTGTCGGCCTTCCCGGCACAGCGGAGCTTATGCGCGATTTGGCGGGTAATCTTAACACAAACGTTGATCGTCTTGTTCCTAGCCGCGAAGATGTTGTAAAACAGCAAGCAGCTGCCCAGCAGCAGGCTATGATGATGCAGCAAATGCAGGCTGAAGCTCAGCTTCAGGAAGACGGATCAGAGCAAGGCGGACGCGAAAGTAACTTCGTTAGCAGCCGTCCGAATGGTCGCTAATGGCTTTACTTGATTCGTTGACACACTATTGGGTATGATATAAACATATGATTAACCTTAATTCTGTTGACTCGCAGCAAGCAAAAGCGCTTAATAGGCTACAGGAGCTAGGAAACGATGCTCTGCTAAAGCTGCTGCAAGACCAAGCAGATGAGGCTAAGTCTAAACTTGTATCCGCAACCGACATGGTACAAATCCACCGGTTGCAAGGGCGAGTGGAGGCATTTGAAGACCTACTGAGGGCGGTTGAAGAATCGGCCAAGGTATTAAACCGAAGCACACCATAACGGGAGCAGCATACTTCGGGCGCTGCAAAACAGAGTTGGTGCTTTAAGGAGATGATAATGGCATTGCCGAAACAAGTGCAGGCACAGCTTGCGGAAGTAGAAGAACTAGAGAAACAGCTGAAAGCCCAAGGCGACGACGCTCCAGAAGAGCAAGAAGCTGAGGATACTCAGGTTGAAGTAACTGAAGAACCTGCGAAACAAGAAGCTAAACTTGAAGAAGTAAAGCCGACTGACGAGTCTCCGAAGGAAGACCCTGCGGACGAGTTTCAGCAGAAGTACAAAACCTTAAAGGGTAAGTATGACGCTGAAGTACCGAGACTGCACCAGCAGATTCGGGAGCTGACCGACCAGATGAAAGCGCTAAAAGAGGCGCAGGACGCTGCGAAGAAAGCAGATGCAGAAAAACCTAAGGAACGAGTTAGTTTAGTAACCGACGCCGATCGAGAAGAGTTTGGTGACGAGTTGTTAGACGTCCAGCGTCGCATTGCTACTGAAGTCGCTCAGGAATATGAGGACCGATTTGAGAAGCAAGAAGAGTTGATTAAGGCTCTGCAAGATCAGTTGCAGAATACCGGAAGTCAGATCGGAGAAATGAATTTTGGGCAAAAGCTACGCCAGTTAGTGCCAGATTTTGACCAGATTGATGCCGATGAACGTTGGATGGAGTGGCTTAATGAGTATGAACCCATGCTTAACGGGCCGCGTCGTGACGTAGCGCAAAACGCGTTTAACACAGGTGACGCAGAAACAGTTGCACATTATGTGAAGTTGTTTAAGCAGAGCCTAAGTGAAGCGCCTGAGCCAGTCAAAGACACTCGCCAAGCTGAGCTTGAAAAGCAGGTTTCGCCAAGTCGTTCTGTAAGTATGCAGAAGGCGGATCAGTCGAAGAAAATATACTCTGAGCGAGAAATCGCAGGAGCTTGGACTAGGGTTCGCAATCTGAACACTAAAGGGCAGTTCGAGGAGGCATCAAAACTTGAAGCTGAGATAACTTCTGCCTATTTGGAAGGCCGCGTAAAAGCCTAACGATAAGCAGCAGTTTCTTGACCAAACTGAAACTAATAGGAGGCCAAAATGGCTGCTGTATTCCCCGTTGTAAGCTCAGGTAGCTTTGACACATCCCCATCGTATTCCGGTTCGTTTATTCCACAACTGTGGTCTAACAAGCTGAATGCTAAGTTCTACGCGAACACTATGATGACTGAAATCGCCAACACTGATTGGGAAGGCGAAATCAAGAACCAAGGCGATACAATTCGTATCCGTACTGCACCTTCAATCACAATCAATGATTATGCAGGCGCGGGCACAACTCTATCGTCAGAAGTACCTACACCGATCTACCAAGACATGCAGATCAACAAAGGTAAGTACTTCAGCGTTCAGGTCAACGACGTACTTGCACACCAAGCGGACATGGACTTGATGAACATGTTCACTGACGACGCTGCGAAGCAACTTAAAATCGAAATCGAAAACGAGTGCTTCTTCCAGTGGTTTGTTACTGAAGGTGCTGCTTCTGCAAACGCAGGTGCGACAGCAGGCGCAAAATCAGGCGCGTACAACTTGGGCACAGACACAGCCCCAGTAGACCAAGCGACACCAGCAAACGTTCTAAACACAATTCTTGCTATGTCAGCAGCATTGGACGAACAGAACGTTCCTGAAAGCGACCGTTGGTTGATTATGACTCCACGTGATCGTAACTTGCTGATGCAAACAGACATCGCGCAAGCGTACTTCACAGGCGATCAGTCAAGCATCGTTCGTACAGGTAAAATAGGCCAGTTGGACCGCTTCACTGTGTACGTGTCCAACCTTCTACCAAAAGGTGAAGCAGGCAAGGCGCTTGTTAACGGTCAGGCTGCAACATCTACAGGCGCGACTCTTTCAAGCGCGAAAGCACGCCGCACAATGATCGCAGGTCACAAATCAGCCGTGTCGTTCGCATCTCAAATCGCGAAAACAGAGCCTCTACGCAACCAAACAGACTTCGGCGACATCGTTCGCGGTCTAGCGGTCTATGGCCGCAAGGTTGTCAAAAACGACTCTCTTGTAACAGCTATCGTTGGCTCAGCGAGCTAATAGCTAACGGGAGGGGGTTCGCTCCCTCCCAATCGCGATAGGAGGAACGTTATGGACGTTTACCAACTTATTGAACAGCTTGGCGGCGAAATCGTAGGCGGCAAAGGCCGCGTTACGGTTGACGGAGAACGTGTGCTGATTGCCGAAATCGTAAACGATGAGTTTCAGCTAAACGAAGCCGGTGCCCAACTGGCGGAAAAACACAAAACGCCTGCTAAAAAAGCTGCCCCTAAAAAGGCACCAGCGGTGCGTAAGCGTGCGCGTAATACCGATGGAACGCTAAAAGCCGATGACCCAAGCACGCCTGATGTAAATGAGGCTTGGGAAGATGGCGGAAATTAAAGTTGTTGAGGTTATCGAACGCGTAGAAGCAATTCTTCAAGATACAGGCGTTCGTTGGCCTCGTGTAGAATTGCAGAACTGGCTCAATGAAGCATACATGAGCATTGTTCTTCTACGCCCTGATGCAAACGCTAAGACAGGTACATTTACTTGCGCTGCGGGTACGCGTCAGCAGCTTACAACTGTATTTTCCTCCGCACTGCGGTTACTTGATGTCACTCGTAACTTGGCATCAAGCTCAACTAAAAAAGTCGTACGCGTCGTTGCCCGCAGCGTTCTCGACGATCAAAAACCCACGTGGCATAGCGAAACAGGCACTGTTAATATACAGCACTACACCTACGATCCGCGTCACCCGAAAGAATTTTACGTTTATCCTCCGGCAACCACTTCGGCAGAGTTAGAGATTATCTACGCCGACGTTCCGGGGCGTCACGCACTTAGCGAGTCTGACTTAGACCCGACAGGGTCCAACACAGAAGTTATTAAGTTGGACGACATCTACCTAACACCGATTACCGACTGGATATTGTACAGAGCGTACTCAAAAGACGCAGAGTATGGGGCAAATGAAGCCCGTGCCGTCGCAGCGTATCAGTCGTTCACCGCGTCCATAGGGGCTAAAACGCAGACCGACGCTGCTGTAGCTCCATCACCGGCGGAGGGGTAAGTTATGGCGACTACTACATGGGACAGTTTCTACCCTTACATACAACCGTTCTTGCCCGGTTGCCCTGAGATCGTAATGGAGTCGCACTTGCAAGAGTCGGCTTCTAAGTTTTTGGAGCGTAGCGGCGTATGGCGTTTTGAGATTGAAAACGACTTTGCGGTTCGGAACGTTGCTGAGTATCCTATCTTTATCCCCAGCAACGAAGCAATCCTAGAAAACGTTTACGAGGTTGTGATTGATGGGCGGCAGTTGACGCGTGTTACGGATCGACACCTAGACTCTACTAAGTTCGAGACAAATGGCGCTCCGTCTTACTACACGATCTACCAAGACACGTCGATTCGGTTTTACCCAACCCCCGATCGAAAGTACACGTTCCGTGGTTGGGGCGCACTAAAAACAAAACTAACGGCAACAGGCGTTGAGGATTGGATTTTTGAGTCTCACGGGCGTTGCATTTCTTACGGAGCTATATCGCTACTCGCATCTGTTCCGGGCAAAGAGTGGAGTAATCCTGACCTTGCCATGTACTACAAACAACTATTCGCTAAAGAAGCTGACGAAGCGAAAGCGCGTGAATATCGGCATGTTAATATGCGCGTTAGAAGTCAGAACTTCGAAGGCAGAAGGTGGAGGGCATAATGGCTACATCGTTTAACTACGTTCAAGGTGATACCGGCCCTCAGATAAGATTGTCTTTCACAGACGAAGATACGGATACAGCGACTGATCTTACAGGCGCTACTGTAACCTTGCACTTCAGAGCTGCGGGCGAAGAGACTGTGTTGTTCTCCAGAGAGCTGTACATAAACCCTGAAACACCCGAAGAGGGCGTGGCCGTTCTTCAGTGGGAGACTAACGATCTTAACCAAGAACCCGGAGTATACGAGGGAGAGATTGAGGTTGTTAAAGCTACAGGGTTGCGCGAGACGCTCTACGAAGTGATTAAGTTCCGAATCCGTGAGGACTTTGCATGAAGTTAAAATCCGCAGTCTTTGTAAACGCTCTTAAAGTTGCTTATAAGCGACTGGGTGTTTCTATGTCTGCGACGACCCTATCACGCATTAAACTTGCGGTAGAGCAGGGCGATTTCGTTCTTTTTGCTAAATACATCGACACATTCTACATACGCGACGGCGCACGACCTTCTGAAGAACTAACGTTTCATTTCTTTAAAGAGCTGGATGGCGCGGATACTGTAGGCGCAGTTGAAGATGCAGTTCTTAACTTTAACAAAGCGCTTTCCGATACTGTTAGTATTGTAGACGCGGAAAGGATTCTTAAAGATTTTGAACGCCCGCTGTTTGACACCCCTATTGCTATCGACACGCCTGCTAAGCATGTAACAAAAGCCCCGTTTCTTGATGACGGATTTGTTACTGATGACGATACGGTTCAGTTCAACAAGCAGCCAACTGATGTTCCAGTTGCCACTGACCAGATTAATAAGTTTGACGTTGGTAAAGGTTTAGCTGACGTCCCTCTAGCCACTGAGTTGCACTCTTTAGGGATAGGCAAGCCCCTTGCAGATACAGGATCAGCCACAGATGCAATCGACACGTTTGCGTTTGGTAAAGGTCTGTTTGACGCCCCCGCAGCCGATGATACTGACTACGCGTTCGACGTTGGGAAAGCACTAGACGACACGGGTTATGTTCTTGAGTCTCACGCGTTCAACATAGCTAAATCAAACGTCAGTGCGTACTTCGGGGAAGACTACGTTGCAGATGGTTATACCTACGGCAGTGATTTTGCAGCCGCGCTTGACTTCCCAAGCCTTGGACCGGGCAAAGTTGTCGCAGATGGTGCAGGCGTAGCAGAGAGCTTCTTCCGCCAAGTAGACTTCAGTCGTTCGTTCACTGACACTGTAGACGCAACAGACGACGTGGATGGCACAGCGTCTATCTTGGATGACCAAGAGATGCAGTTCGTTAAGTTTAACAACAATACTGCGAGTGCTACAGATAGTTTCTACCGTCAGGTCGACTTCATCCGCGCGTTTACTGAAGCACCAAGCGTGACGGACAATGACACGATAGACTTGGCGAAGCCGTTTGCGAACGCGTTTTCTGTGTCTGAAAGTTTTGATAGGCAGGTTAACTACAGCCGCTCTTTCACTGAAGCACCGTCTATTTCAGAAATATCTGTGGCGAATTTTGGTAAGAATATTACTGAGACGCCGACAGCAATCGACGTGTTCGAGCGTCAGGTCGACTTTATTCGAGCGTTTTCTGAGACGCCCGGAGTTGACGACAGTACGAATTTGCTTTCAAATAAACACGTTTATGATATACCTGTAGCAAGTGAACTTCTGTCGAAGACGTTCAGCCGTCCTCGCTCGGATAGCGCCCTTATAGGAGACGCTAACACTGTTGCACTCGACAAGTTGTTACAGGATGTGGCCCCGATAGCCGACGCGGGGTCGTTGCGGAGTCAGGGATACTCTGACTTCACTTACTTTGAGGAAGATTTTGTCGGGGCTTCCAGAACGTTCTGAAGGAGATCGTTATGATTAACGAAAACTTGAAGCTCTCCGGCCAGCTTAACATCGTCCTGAAGGACAAGGCCGGAAACATCAAAGACCAACGTGAGGTTAAAAACCTCGTGGTTAACGCTGGCCTTGCCTACATTGCGTCTCGCATGACCGGAACTGCGAAGAGCGTCATGTCGCATATGGCGTTGGGTTCAGGTTCTACAGCCGCAGCCGCAGCTGACACAGACCTAGGCTCGATCTTGGGTTCTCGCGAAGCACTGGATTCAACCACAATTTCAGGAACCAACGACGAGAAAGTTGTGTACGTGTCTTCATTTGAAGCAGGCGACGCAACAGGCGCAGTCACTGAGGCAGGTATCTTTAACGCCGCGTCAGGCGGTGACATGTTGTGCCGTACAGTTTTCTCAGTCGTTAACAAAGCCGCAGACGACACCATGTCCGTTACTTGGACAATCACACTGTCTGCATCGTAAGTTTAGAGAGGGGCGTAGAAGATGGCTATCAAAACCCGCCAAACCACGGCAACGGGCGTTACCAACAACAATGCGCCCCTCACTAACGCTGAGCTTGATAACAACTTTGTAGAGCTACAGCAGAATAAGGTCGACGCCTCCGGCGACACGATGACGGGTAACTTGTCCTTCGGCGACGACGACAAAGCCATCTTCGGTGATGGGTCTGACCTACAGATTTATCATGATGGGCAGAACAGCTATATTGACGATACTGCGACAGGCTATCTACATCTTCGGGGGGACAGCAGAGTTAAAATTGGCTCTGTTATTTCGGGCGAGACTATGGCTTCGTTTATTGCAGATGGCGAGGTTCAGCTTTTTCACAATAATGTGCAAAAGTTTGCCACGAAGTCTACCGGGATCGACGTCACAGGCGAAGTCAAAGCCGACAAGTTTGTAAACGACGAATCCCTCCCAGACGTTCGCCCCTCTTTGCTCTTAGACTTTGCCAACCAGAAAGCACTTGATCCACGGATCACGTTTACCCGTGGCAGCACTGCGACTTACTGGGATGGTAAGACCACTGCGAAGGCAGAGGAAAATCTAACAACGTATTCTCAGGATTACACTAAAACAGTCACCGCAGGAACAGGCAGATGGTCAATTATGGATGCATCCACCACAACTGGAATTACGGCACCTGATGGCACATCAACTGCTACACAATTTACTGAAGGGTCTGCGGCAAGCGAATACCACGGGTTGAAATATACTAACAACACTTCTTGGATAACTAACACAGAATATAGTCTTAGCGTATATTTAAAAAATGGAGATAGAGATTATGTAACCGTTGTCTTACACGGCGCGTCAAATAACTACGCCTCAGTTGAGGCTAATTTATCAAATGGAACAATTTCTAGAACCTCTGCATCTGGTTTTACCGTTGATAAATACGCTATTACAGCCGTAGGGAACAGTTGGTATCGTGTGACCTTAACTGCTACGACAAATACTTCAGTTTCTCAACCTTGGGCTTATATTGCGGGTTCTGATGGAACAACCGCTGTAGCTGGCAGAGGTATGGTTCCATATAATGGAGACGGAAGTTCCACCTTTTCAGTCTGGGGCGTTCAGATTGAACAGAGAGACAATACTACAGCCTACACAGCGACAACAAATAACCCCATCGTGAAGTACCAGCCTGTACTGCAAGCGGCAACGGTAGACGAGGCGCGGTTTGACCACGACCCAGCGACAGGCGAAAGCAAGGGCTTACTGATTGAGGAAAGTAGGACGAACGGTGTTTCGGCATCGGCAACACTTAACACATCTCTCGCTATCCAAAACGCTACTTGGCGGACAGACAGTGTTATAGCGCCAGACGGAACACAGACTGCGGATGTTTTGGTGCCATCAGCAGATAACAGTTTTCACAGGGGATACGCTGGTCTAACTACTGCAAGTACGAACACGATTTCTGTTTTTGCAAAAGCGCAAGGGTATAATTTTTTAAGGATGGCGCAATGGAACGCATCGACTGGCCTGAACGATTGGTACGCTGATTTTAATTTATCGAGCGGCACAGCAACAGGCGGCGGCGGGTCTTACTATACATCTGCATCAATCGAGGATGTTGGCAATGGTTGGTATAGGTGTTCTGTCTCGGGTAGTTATAACGCAGCAAATGGTATCGTATTAAATGTGTGCAATACACTTGGAGGAACTTACTTTGTAGGCGATACGTTTAGCGGGGTTGCACTTTGGGGTCTACAGTACGAAGCTGGCTCCTTCCCAACGTCATACATCCCCACCTCTGGTTCTACTGCGACTAGGGCGCTGGATAGTGCCTATATGGATATTACCGCTGGTACATTCGGAGATGAACTTACGGTTTATGCGGAAGTAGACGATGCGCCTAAAGGTTACTTCCCTAGAATTATATCACTGCGAGACACTACAAGCAACGCAGGGCCATTTGATTTTTACACTTCGAGCGGCAGTGCGATAGGTAATGACAGCATAACCGCTAGAATTTATGGTTTTGGAGCAGTGCGTGCCGACCCTTCATTGTCTTACCTTTCAAGAAAACTAGCAGCGGCATACGATGTAACGGGCCTGTCTGCAATGTCTGACGCTAATACTACAGTTCAGACTGATAGCAGTATAGTTTTCCCACAGGCTAACAGGATTTACATAGGCGCATACTCTACTACGCAAGGACTGCCTAACGTAGGGATAAAGAAACTAGCCCTGTATCCCAAGAAGCTATCTGACGCCACAATCACTGCAATGACGGAGGAATAAGCCATGGCTACCTATTACCTCAAAGCCACTGACGAACAAGCCCTCTGGACTGCACTAGAAGCGGCTGATCTGGCGGTTAAAGACTACGATCCAGAAGATGAAGCCAACCAACGCCCTGATGATCTTGACCCAGAAACAGATTGGTCGCCTAGCGGTGCTTACGAATGGCGGTCATTGGAACCTATGCTGGACATCATCGGAACTATCTACGTTGAAACTGGCAACATGCTGACGGGCGAAGATGACACCGAGTACCCAGAGATGGAAGCTGTAGAAGGCTATCACGCAAACCTAAGAACAGGTTTAGACGCTGCGCAAAAGGCGGCGTTACCTATTATGCAGAAAACACCTAAGAACCCCGTTCGCAAGTGGGCTGGAGATGAATAATGGCTAAACTTATCGGAACCGCACCCAATCAAGTCCCAACGAACGCAGACTTAGGAAGCCTTGCCTACATGGACAAGGACAACTTCGATGCGAATATATCTGAGCTAACACTTGGGGCGCTTTCGAGAGAGATTACCGACACAGCCGTAGACATCTTTGTGTACGACACCCGCAAGGACAGCGATGGCGGTGCATGGCGTAAGCGCACACAGCATACCTCATGGTACAATGAAGAAGCCTCTGCCACCCGTGGTAGCCGTAAGGAGTTCCCTGCCGTTGCTGTGATTGTGGCTGAGACTAATCAGGTTACGATCTATGATGGTGATGATCCTGATCTGCCTATGTGGATGGTGTTTAACTCTGCGTCTAACTACTTTTTAAACGAACCCACTGTTTCAGCGGTTACTATGCTTAACGGTAAACTTGCAGTTACAGGTACAGCGTCTAATCACACATCACTTGCTATTGGTGATTTTGTTTCTGAGTTTTGTCAGATCATCAGATCGAACTACGATGGGGATGCTACTAGTTTAGTAAATAGAAACCAATCTTTCTGGAGTAGTAATAAAGGCAACACACGCATCGTAAACAATGTAGTCAACGATGTAGCCATGACCGTGCTACCCAACGCCCCGATTGATGCAGCTACGGGCTTACCTGTGCCTACAATTGCAGTCGGAACTGATGCGGGTGCTTCTGTAATAACAGATAGTGGAAGTGTGTACGATATTTCATCAACAGCGGATGGCGTTCAAATTGCTTTTGATGATGATAAAAAACTATGGGTTATGTGGAATGACGCATCTGGTGACGCTATTTATGCTTACCCAGTTTCCGCTTACACATCAGGCGATTTTACCAACGCAGACAGTGTTTTCCGATTTAATGATGGTGGGTGGTCATCTGGAAAACAAGGCAACAGCTTTGACTTTGACCAATTAGCCGTTCTTAGCAATAACTACATTGCATTCGGAGGTAACTATTCCCCAGCAGATTATGAAGGGTTAAACATTCACAACGAT